CCCTGTTCCAAGAATTCCCACCAGACTTGAGGCACCGAAAGGGAGAGCAAGTCGTATGGAAACAATTTATTACCACATGACCAAATCTATTAAACAAAGAACCCAGCGGAAGGAATTCCGCCGGATTGCTCTGATCAAATCGATTCGGGCCGTAACAGGCCTTGATCTGATGATCGAAGCTACCCGCTACCTTTCGATCTACGATAAGTGGATCGAAAGTGAAGGCCGGATCAACGCTCTTAAGAGAGCGAAAGCGATCCATCATACAGTATTAAACTGTATCCTAGAGCAGCCTAGCACGAACTATCCTTTCTTAGCAACTAAGAAAGGATGGCCCCGAGCTTGTTATGGCTTACGTAAGTATGCCAAAACAATCAAGGGAATGCAGGCAGTACTATCTCTAACAGGTTTTGTTAGAGGTGAGTACGCACCTGGTTCACCCGACTTTTCAACAATTGAAAAGCCTGGAGTGAAACTAGCTGCTCCCCTCTTAAAAGAGATCTCTAAACAGGCGAAAGCCTGGGAAGAGAAACTCTTCTTTGAGGAACCCACAATCCGATATAGAGGCAAGAATGGTCCTAATGGTCCTGCAGCCCTAACTTCAATAAATGAAGCTAAGGCCCTGTTTCTCGATCATAAACCTTATTTTGAGAAATTAATGACTTTCTCAAAGAAGATTTATGAGGAAGAAACAGTAAGCAAGATCAGAAAGATCATAATTGAGACTGCTAGATTGCCTGCGATCATAAATCCGTCACGACGGAGACTCCGAGCCCTAGCCATCAAACGTGAGTTTGGTGGTAAGGATCGTGTCTTCGCCATGGCTGATTTCTGGACGCAGACAATGTTGCAGCCACTGCACGAAGGTCTAGATTCTATCCTACGGACCATCCCTCAGGATGGTACGTTTGGACAGGATCAAACTGCAGAAAGAGTAAGGAGCCTAACGGCCACATCAAAGCCGTTATACTCTTTAGACTTAACTGCAGCTACCGACAGGATGCCCATTAGCCTTCAAACGAAGGTTTTAGGGATCATCCTCGATGACCAACGCGCAGCCACTATATGGCGCGATATCATGGTTTCCCTTCCCTTTTCTTACAAGGGTAGTAGTTACTACTACGCTGTAGGACAAGGAATGGGAACCTACACCTCCTGGCCAATTATGGCCTTGACTCATCATTGCATAGTGCGAACAGCGTTCGCACGATGTAAAGATGAATCATATGATTACGCCATCTTGGGAGATGACGTAGTCATAGCAGGTGATGGACCGGCTCGAGAGTATCTTTCGATACTCAAAGAGCTTGGTATGGAAATCTCCTTAACTAAATCAGTTATCGGTGTAAACCGAGCTGAGATAGCTAAGAGGATTTTCATATCAGGTCATGAGATCACGCCGCTTCCGGTGAGACTCATTAACCGTATGAATAGAGCAGAACCTGCTCTGTTCATGCAGTTAGCCGACTGGTGGAAAACCAGGTCAGGGGACTCACTGGCCCAATCCGTTTTGGATGGGTCACTAGAGTCACTTGCCAAATCATTATTTGGCAAGAACGCTGATGACGCCTTAAGTCTGATTACATCCCCTATCGTTTATGAACGATTCGGAATATGGTCAGACCGGCTTCACCCGTTACCTGACACGGCTCCAGAGGATGTCTTAGAGTGTTACTCTAAGTACGTCAGGGATCATTTCTTCAACCGAACAGTTGAAGCAATGAACCAGGCTGTTGTCGATGCTATGAATGAAATTGCTTTCTTTCAGAGCAAGGTCAACAACCTACTGGAAAAGGAGGGCTTCCAAACAGAGCCCTCGTCTCCGATGGGTATTACAGTGTTAGATGTTATCTTGACACAGTTTCCACAAACAGTGGAAACTGTTCAAGGTAACACTATAATACCGTTACGGATTAGCTCGTTCTCACATAAGAACCCTTTTAGAGAAGAGGTTGTCCGAAAGACAACCAATTCACTAATCAGGTTCTCACGAGAGTGGCGAGCTGGTCTTCACTTGCAGAAATTTGAAAAGTTCTGTAAGCGGGTGGCCTCCATCAAATCAAATCGATCTGCTAAGCAGACGGATTGACTTGATTCGGAGCACGGATGTCTTTGACAT